CACTAGGTAATTTCAGCATGAGTACCGGTTCAACAATGACAACAGGCACCACAACAGGCACCACAACAGGCACCACAACAGGCACGACAACGGCAACGAGTGCCGCAGCTGTCATAACAAATGCCGCAATTGTCACAAAAAAAGCCGGAGACATTGTGACAGACATTGCCGGAGCTTTTGATAATTTTACTAGCGGCACAACAACATTGGCTGGAATTATGGCAGCTTCAAATCAGCCATTTGCTTTTGGCACATCGGGCGTTAATACCAGTACGCTTGCCGGAATTATGGCCGCTTCAAGCCAGCCAACAGTCGTGGTCAATGTCAATGCGCCATCAATTATTGATGAGGAAGGTTTTACGCGAGCAATAAATAACGCTCAAAACAACAGTTTTTTTAGAGGTACCGGCGGCGCGACTAATTTAGTCGGAATTGGTTAACTCATTATGACTATTTTTAATCCCGTTTGGCGAGTAACTATTGGCGGTGTGCAATACACAACAGCTATTTTGGCCAACCTCACAATAACCAGCGGTCGCACAAACATTTATGAGCAAGCACAGGCTGGTTATACCAATTTGGAAATCATCAACCTTGATCAATCCAATGTGCTTATTCAGATCAACGATTCTTTGACTATTGAGCTGCAAGATTCCACAGCGACTTATGTGCCAATCTTTGGCGGCTCGGTTGTCGATGTTGGCATTTCGGTGGCCGAAGTTGGATCGGTCGATTATGCACAGCGCATCAACATCATCGCTTTGGGTGCATTGGCCAGATTGCCAAAGGCATTGACAGATGGCGTTTTGCCACATGACTTTGATGGTGATCAAATTCTGGCAATTCTTAGCGAGGTTTTATTTGCCTCATGGCAACAAGTACCAGCTGCATTGACATGGGCAACCTATGATCCAACAACACAATGGCAGGATGCTGAAAACACCGGGTTAGGCGAGATTGACACACCGGGCAATTATGAGCTTGCACAACGATCATCTAGCCGCACAGATGTTTATTCATTGGTTGCAGCTTTGGCGAGCAGCGGATTAGGTTATTTGTATGAATCGCCGACCGGGCAAATTGGCTATGCCGATTCGACACACCGAACAGTTTATTTGCAGGCCAATGGTTATGTGGAGCTAACAGCCAACCATGCTTTGGCATCAGGTTTAAGCATCCAATCGCGAACAGGCGATGTGCGAAACAACATAACAATTCAATACGGCCAAAACAGTACCAATGAAACAAGTGCCAGCGACATTGCTTCGATTGGGCTTTATGGCCAATTATCTCAAATTTTTACAACGACATTGAGGCATTTGCACGATGCTGAGGATCAGGCCAATTTTTACCTGGCTTTAAGAGCTTATCCACGCTTTAATTTTAACAACATAACCTATGAGCTCACCAACCCGGAGCTAGATGATGCCGACCGAGATGATCTCATCAATGTATTTATGGGGATGCCCGTTGAGATTAGCGATTTGCCACTTAACATGAATTCTGGCGATTATTTGGGTTTTGTTGAAGGCTGGACATTTTCGGCAAGATACAATCAAGTTAGCGTTTCCATGATTTTGTCACCAATTTCATTTTCATTGCAGGCAATGCGATGGAACGATGTGCCGGTGTTAGAGCAATGGAGCACAGTCAATCCAACTTTGGATTGGATCAATGCCACGATTGTGGCGTAAGGAGAAAACATGAGCAATCCAACGAGCAATTACGGATGGCAGATGCCAACGGCCACAGATTTGGTCACGGATTTGCCAGCTGACTTTGAGGTTTTTGGTCAGGCTGTTGATACAGCTTTGATGGATCTTAAAGGCGGCACAACAGGTCAAGTATTAGCAAAAGCATCAAACACAGACATGGATTTTGTCTGGTCAGCTGATGCAGCTGGAATGACTAACCCAATGACCACAACCGGTGACATTATTTATTCATCAAGCGGATCAACGCCGGCTCGCCTTGGCATTGGAAGCGCGGGGCAAGTGTTGAATGTGGCCGGTGGAATCCCAGCATGGACAACGCCCGCGGCCGGGGGTTTAACTTTATTATCAACCACAGCAATGACAGGTTCAAGCGTGACAGTTGGCTCGATTTCACAGAGTTACAAAAATCTCTTTATTTACATCAAAGATGTGACATCGGCAGCGGTGGGAGCTGTGACTTTAAGAATGAATGGAATCAGCACCAATCTTTACACGGATCATCGAATTTATTATGCGGCAGCCGGAGTACAAGCCGATTTTACAACTGGCTCAAGTCTGTTTTTAAACAATGCAAATTCAAATGTCTCTAACACAGGTAAATTTGCAGCCTTGATGACTATTCCAAGATACACAGACACATCAATGATTGATGTAGACATTAGATCGTCTGGGCGTGATGCAACGGCGGGTATTCTCGTTTCATTTAACTTAGGCAGATTTGAAGCTGCCGCCGCAATAACATCTGTAACAATCAACACGACAAGCACATTCTCAACTGGCACTATGTACATTTACGGAGAGAGCTAATGACTAAACCACAAATCAAACTCGTCAATGCTGAAACAGGCGAGGAAATTGTCAGAGACATGAATGAAGCAGAATTGGCACAATACGAGGCCGACAAAGCTGAAGCAAAAACAAAAGATGAAATGGCTGCTTCAAAAGCAATCAAAAAAGCGGAATTGCTTACAAAATTGGGCATCACAGCTGATGAAGCGGCTCTTTTGCTGTCATGACATTTCCTCAAGGCACATTGCCGCGTTTGATTCAGGTCGCTCTTGCTGAGGTGGGAACGGCTGAAACCGGCAACAATGAGACAAAGTATGGCAAACACATGAAAGCTGACAAGCTGCCATGGTGCGGTTCATTCTTAAATTATTGCGCTGAGATTTCCGGCGTCGATGTGCCAAATGTGGTGAGCACACGCGCCGGAGCTGAGGCATTTAAGAAAATGAAGCGTTGGCACACCGAGCCAAAGATTGGTGATTTTGTTTTCTTTGATTTTGTTATAGATGACAAGACGATCATCAATCATGTTGGCTTAGTAATCCGGGTATCAGACAAGCAAATTGTGACTATTGAAGGCAACACATCAGGTGCCGGAGATCAACGCAATGGTGGCGAAGTCATGGTGAAATCTAGAAATTTGGGAGCAAGGTCATTTGTTGTCGGTTACGGCCGACCAACCTATGGCGCGTTTTCCGGTGATCTGCCGGATCGACCAAAAGGAGAGATGAAATGAAGCAAATCAAAGCAGCTGCCGCATCATGGGCAAGAAGCGCGGTGGCAGGTTGTTTAGCTGTTTACATGACTGGCAATACAAATCCAAAGGATTTGGCAATGGGCTTGATCGCTGGCATTGTGCCGGTATTGGCTAGATGGGCAAATCCTAACGATGTCAGCTTTGGTATAAAGAAGTGAGCCCCGGCGAATGGACGGCTGTTGGTGGTTTTGTCATTGCAATTCTGGCAGCTGTCTATTCGTCAATGCGGATCATTATCAGATCGGTGATGAGCGAACTCTCACCGAATTCGGGATCCAGTATGAAGGATCAAATCTCACGAATCGAAGCACGATTGGATTATCTGTACACACATCTCATTGAACAAAAGAAGTAGCGACACGCCGCGATTTAGGCGTGATTGTTGAGTTTGTCGGTTTTGCCTGTCACTCTTTGTTTGGGAGCTGATTCGCAGCTCCCGGAATCGGGAGCAACAAAATGAATGAATTATCAATTGTGATCACAATGGTTATTGCCGGGGCTTTATGGTCTGTTATGGCCTATTCGGTCGGATTTAAAGAAGGCGAGCGACAAGGCTACACACGCGGCCGAGCTGTGGCACGCCACGCTGTTTTAGCTGATCGGAAGGTGTGGTGATGGCCGCATTTATGGATGGCTATGAAGGCAACAAAGAGCGCACGGATCGGTGGATTGCCACATTTCCGCAAGGTCGGCTTGAAGCTCACATCATTGAATTCAATGCTGAAAAAGGTTATGTGCTAGTGCAAGCAAAAGCATGGCGCAATCAGACTGAGATTGATCCAGCTGGTATTGATTATGCGTATGGGTATCTTGCAGCTTATCCCGACAAAATGAAGCGGTGGATGGTTGAGGATTCTTGCACATCAGCTTTGATGCGCGTAATGGCTTTGGTTATGGGCAACACCGAGAAGGCCACGAAAGAGGTCATGGCAGCGATTAAGACACCGGCAGCTGATTATGACTATTGGACAACAAAGCATGGCGATGTGCCGAGTTACAAAACATCGGCCGAAGCCGAGCAATCCGGAACGCCATCATTTGGATCATCGGATGATTCAGAATCGCCAACCGAGTTTGTGCCAATTTGCTCACATGGCGTAATGCGCTGGAATCAAAGCAAGCCCGATGCCATAAAATCATGGGCAGGTTACTTTTGCAGCGAAAAGGTGAAAGAAAAGCAATGCCGGCCAAATTGGTATGTCATGACCAGCGATGGCACATGGAAGCCGCAGGTGTAATTTTGAGCGACTTTGTAGAGATTATCTATCCTCAACAAATGATGGCGAGATTGATGTGCAATGGTGAAATTGTTGAGGAATACAAAATTGAGCAATGCGACAAATGCTCACAGCTAAGGCGATTAGATTACTTTGGCTACCAAAAAGGCTATGACAAACAAGACAACATAATTTGGTTTTGTGGTGATTGCCGATGATGGATCGCATTGAGGAAGTGCAATGCATGATTGCAGCCATTCAACATTGCCATGATCGATCAGCTGACCACAGCTCACGCATTGTCAAAAACCTGTCATGGTTTGAGTATGTGGCACAAATGGGCGAATCAATGGCCGCTGAGTATGTAGTGGCAAAAAAACTAGGTTATAACTACACACCCGGCATCACATGGGATAAGTCAAAGGCCGATGTGGGCGATCACATTGAGGTCAAATGGTCAGCGAATCCGGCATCTAATTTGTGGATTCAGGAATCAGATCGCCATGATCGCGACATTGCGGTGTTAGTTACCGGCAGCTCACCAAAGATGCACATCGTAGGCTGGATGCCTGTGGCCATTGCCAAGAAACCGCGTTATCGAAACGCATCACAAAACAATTGGAGCGTGCCACAAATCAACTTGCAACCAATTGAGACATTACAAAGGAGCAATTATGCACATCCTGCAATTTGATTGTTCAATCTGTGCAAAACTTTATGGGAAGCCAAAGCAACGACATGGCCTTAAGAAAGGTGCAGAATTGACAGAGCATGAATGGTTCGCACAATGCATGAGCTGTGGCACATTTGGAATCAAGATTGTTGATGATGCAAGGATTGAGGAGCTAAGCCAATGAAGCACATTTATAGCTTTAGCGGATTTGGTGGATTTATGAATTGCAGCGATTGCGATGATGACACGATGGTTAATGAATACGATCGTGATGATGGCTTGGTTGTGTGGTTTTGCAAGCCATGTGAAGATAGGTTGCACTTATGAAAATTCTTAACCTTTACGCTGGCATTGGTGGCAATCGCAAATTATGGGGCGATGAGCACGAGATAACAGCCGTTGAATATGACCCAAAAATTGCCAAGGTGTATTGTCATTACTTTCCAAACGACACATTAGTTATAGCGGATGCTCACCAATACTTGTTAGATCACCATAGTGAGTTTGATCTAGTTTGGGCTAGTCCACCGTGCCCGACCCATTCAGTCACTAACAACTTTCTCAACGCTCAAGGTCATATTCGCTATCCCGCCATGGAACTTTACCAAGAGATTATCTACTTGCAACACTTTCATAAAGGTTTATACCTTGTCGAGAATGTAATTAGTTATTATCAACCGCTGATAGAGCCACAGAAACGCGGCAGGCATTACTTCTGGGCTAATTTTAAAATGCCTGAATATAGCAATGATTTCGTACAAATTGGAACGATGAATCAGAAAGCACGACTCACTATAGCTAGGTCAGAAATCAGAGATTTTGAAAGAGAATTAGGTTATGACCTATCCAGCTTCGACTTAGACGATTCGCGCAAAATATTGCGTAATTGCGTAGTGCCTGAGCTTGGTTTGGCTATTCTTAACGCAGCGCTTGGCATAAAACAAAAATCTAATGTTGATCAATTGGAGTTTATGTTATGAAGTTATCCACAGGCTTTGTCCACAGGTGTGCGAAACCTGTTGGAATCGCTCAAGATTACGCTCGGTATTTGACAGCGTTGGTACGCTCCATACTCGCAGGCGAGCCGGTTCACCGGGTAGCTCGCAAGCGATGTCTGGTGCTATTGGCCGGGCTATG